ATGGCCAGGTTCAGCCGGGCCACCGCCGATGTGTCATATGCCGGGCTCACCAGGTCCACCGCCTCCAGGATCAGCCGCTTGGCGGCCACGTCCGCCAGCACCGACGCCGGGTCGGGTGCGGCCGCCAGCGCCACCGCCTCAACATCAGCCAACCGGCCGAGGTAGAACTCCGCCAAAGGTCCCTTGCGGGTCTGTTCAACGTTCACCTTCGCTCCTCCTTGTCTCCTGGGGTGGTAGGTGGTTCCCGCAGCTCAGCCGGTGTGTCGGGCCCCAGGCCGGACGACCTCCCCAGTCTTAGGTGAACTGCGCTCACTGCGGCCTCCACTCCTCCCGGTACCCGTCCCGGTCCGCGTACACCGCGGCGAGATGCTGGACCGTCGAGCACGGGTAGGAGGCGCTCTCACACTCCCTGCACATTCCGCCACCACCGACGTGGGGCAGCATCGTCTCACCGTGCAGCTGCACAATCCGCCGCTTGGCCGCCACCTCAGCCAGCACCCGGGCCGGGTCATGCCGGGCGATGTGCTCAGCCTCGGCGATCCAGCCGCGCGCTACATCGGGGCAGCCGTCCAGCTCGTCATCGCAGTGCCACATGGGGTGGTTCACGTCCCTACGCCACTCTGGACCAGGATCGTCAATGTCACCATCACCGACGCGCACCTGAGGCCCGTAATCGCTACGCGACAGTGCCTCCCAGCGCCGACCGGTCTCGGCGGCCCGCGCCTTCCGCTCATCATCGTCCATCTGGGCGCGTAGAAACTCCACCAATCCGTCCAGGTGCCCGGTACGGGCCTTAGGCTGCATCGACACCTCCCGCAATGTTCGATAATTTACCTTATGTCAACCTGCGTAGGTTTGAGCCGTTATCAGCTAGTTCCGGGCCTAGCTCGTCGACCAGCACCTCGGGTGGCGCGTGCGCGAGCAGGCCGCCGAGGGCCTCCGCCCGCCGGGCCGCCTCAGGTGTGCCGCGCACGTCAACCACCGGCCCCACCGTCCGCTGCTCGCGAGCCGACAGCCGCCGCCGGAGGTGGAAGGCCCGGCCGGACCACTCCCGCCACTCGCCCAGCGACGGGTCGCCGACCCCGTTGAGCTGCCGCACCGCCTCGGCCTCCAGCACCGACCGGATCGGTACACCCCCGGTTGATATCGATGAGTGCCAAACTGGCCCCGCGAACTCCCTGAGCAGTCATTCGTACCCGCTGTTGACCGTCAATACGACCGACAGGCCGTTGGGTAGCACCCACCCGAACCGGGGGTGCATCGTCTCGACCGCCAGCCGGCAGTGCCGGTCAAGCGCGGTCCGCTGGTGACGGTTCACCGCACCTGCCCCCGATCCGACCACCGCTCCCACAGCCGCCCGACCGCCCGGACCGCGACGAACCACAGCCACGTCGGGTCCACCCACTTCGTGACCGGCGGCCACGCCCACGTGCCGCAGGTCGGGCAGCGGTGGAACTTCCACCGCCACCAGCGTCCTAGGTACATGCTCGCCACCAGGCTCCCGCCCGGGCACACGTCCCGGGATGGCTGCGGGTATCGCCAGCCGCCGCCGGCCCAGCCCGGGCAGCGGTGCGGCTTGTCGTAGCAGGTCCGGCGCACTCTAACGGCCACGGATGCCTCCCGCGGGTTGCGGACCCACCAGCCAGTCACTCCGCCGCACATCGGCCGGGTTGGCCGTTCCCGACGCGCACCGGGACCCGTCCGACCACACCAGCACGCAGCGGTGCCAAAACCGGCCCAGCAGCTCCTCCGACGCCACCAGCTCCCACCGGCAGACGTGAGACTCCAGCCGCTGGCCGGACTCGCCCACCTGATCCGCCTCGGTCAGCAGCGCGCCAGCTACCAGCTGTCGAAGGCACCCGGAGCCGGTTTCGGCCCAGCCATGCTCGCCGTACCGGCCGGCGGCCACCGCCCCCACCATCTCCGCGACCGTTAGACCACGCTCACCAGCAGCGGACAGGGCACGCTCGTACATCGCCTCATCGGAGCAGACCGCCCGCAGCGCCACCCGGTCCGACTCGGCTTGCACCGCTGCGGCGACCGCCCCGTGGAGCCCGGCGGCGGCTGCACCGACGGCGAGGATCGGCGGGCCGGCCGTGGCGATCTGCTCACCCGCACGGCGGAATGCCTCCGTTGCCCGGGCCATGCCTTCCTCGTACTGGCTAGTGTCCACCCGCAGGTTGACCCGCGACCGGCGGCGGCGCCAGCGGGCCTTCCCGAATTGCCACAGTCGGCTGATCGCCTCACAGACCGGTGGGACCACACCAGCCAGCAGCAGCCAGGCCCAGTACGGGTGACGGTCGCCCAGCCCGGCACCGGCAACCACCATCATCAGCCAGGCCCACAGCGGAGTAGCGATCAGCCAGGCCGTGAACCACACGACCGCCTCACGCCAGCGGCGGCGGGTGCGCAACGTCCCGGCCACCGCCCGGCCAAGCCGGTCCGGGTCGGCAGTCAGGATCGTCCGCTGACCGCCCTCGCCCACCACCAGCACCTGGTCGGGTGGCACGTTCGGGCTGACCACCACCGGGATCCCGAATAGCCGACGGGTCTCGTCCACCCACGTGGCGGTCGAAGACTGGCCTGCCGGGGAGTAGCGAGGAACCCGCTCCCGGTACACGGCCGCCAGATTGGGCGTCAGGTCCACGCCGCCAGCTAGCTCTGCCGGAGTTGGCGCGTCAGGGTCGGCCGGAGGGTTTGGTATCCATAGTAACCGATGCCAAGCTGTTGCCGCCGCCGCGAACTCCTCGGTCGTCTGCCCGACCGGCAGCGGGGCAGGCGGCAGGCTGGGCTCGGGGTCGAGCCTGCGCCGGTCGCCCAGCTCCCGCTCCAACCGGCGGAACGTCCCCGACGGACCCGACGCCTCCAGCTCCGACCACGGCACCTCCATGCCCACAAACCGGTGCCCGTCATCGACCCGCAGGAACGCCCGGTCAGACTCCGACTCCCGGTTGTAGACCCGGTAGTCCAGGCCCGTGTCGTCCCGGTGGGTGGAGTCCAGCAGGGTCAGGCCGGTGTCGTCGAAGACGGTCACCAGGTCCGGCCGCCAGCGGGCGGCGGTCGGAGGCCCCGAACCCCACGCGTCGGTATCCGGGCCACGGTGGGTCGGCTCGCAGTCGGCCGAGCAGTACACCGAACCCGGCCGTGGCTGGGCGCCGCACGGGCACAGCCCGGCCGCGGTATGGTCGATCCGCTCCAGAATGTCAGCCACCGCTACCTCCGCGCCTACGCTGATCCTGCTCCCACAGCAGGTCCGCCGCGATCGGGCTGATACTGGTCCCGCCGCTGGACAGGTCACCCCCGAGGCACACCTGGTCGCCACTGCGGTAGCCGCAGTCGAACGTCGGCCGGGCGAACGCGCCCTCGTTCCCTGCCAAGTCCACCCGATACCAGCACGGCGCGGTCTGCCGGTAGCCGGCCGGGCCGTGCAGGCCGGTGCAGAACGGGCCAGCGGTACAGTCCGTGCGTTGCTCGGCGGGCAACCCAAGTCGTTCATGGATGAACCTGACGCCCGGGCAAGACGCTAACCGGGGGATGTCCGGGTCGTCGGCCAGTCGTCCCTTCCGCTCGTACCGCTCTGCCGCACCCCAGCAGGCGGCCCGGCCCGCGTGGAACGTCGGACCAGGGGCGCCCGGTACGAACCGGGACTCCTCCGGGAACGTCACGGTGCGCTGCCGAGTGGTGATCGGCTCCAAGCAGTTGGCGCACACCCCGGGCTGAGTAGTGGCGATGAGCCGGTCCATCTGCCGCATCTGAACTGCCGCCAACTCGCTGCGGTCCACCTCCTGGCACGCCCAGACGTGACCGTGGCACGAGCACACCCGGTGCGGGTCGGCGAGTACCGCGAACGGTGCCGTGGCCAACGGCTTGGTGCGGAAGTGAACGGTTCGACTACCGTTGTGCAGCCGCTGCGATGGCTCGCCGGCCTTCAGGATCAGTGGGCCGCTCTCGTGCCGGAGCACGGTAATCCTGGGCCGTACGGCCACGAACACCCGCGGCCGTACCTCCTCACGCAGCCCGGAGAGGTAGGTGTCCAGCCGCTCCTGCTCCTCGTCGCAGAGGTCCGTCTCCGGAACGGGCTTGGCCTCAACCACCCGCCACGCTCCGTACCGCCACCCCACCAGGTCACCTTCCTCCGGCGGAGTTCCCCGCAGGCCGTGGCGCAGGTTGTCGTACGACGGCCCCCAGTTGTCGGCGTCCAGCGCCCCGTTGCGGTACAGATGCGGCACCACTAGCTGGTTCACCCTTACTCCCCTCCCCCACCGTCGCCGATCTTGACCCGTCCACAGTTGCGGCAGGCTTCCCCCGTCTGGGCCGGTGGCAGTCCGACCTCAGTCACCGTCAGGCACCTCCTCCACCAGGCCGAAGGTGAGCAGCCGGCGGACCATCCGGGAGGTCACCACGTTGCCCGGGATCTCCGCCTGCGCGGCCAGCACAGCCTCGGCCGCCTCCTGGGTGCCACGCAGGTCTACGTGACTCCGTCCGTCTGGCCACACCATCTCCACTCCGTACTCCCACCGCCAGCCGGTGGCGTGGAGCTGGTGGTTGACCGCCCCTGCCACCAGCGCGGCATCTTCCCTGGTGTCCATCAGCCCGATCAGCTCCCCCCGCTCCGGACCGCCCGGCATGTGCCGGTAGATCGTGCGGCCGTGGGTGCCCGGGGAGGTGCCGACACGCCACCGCTCCCCCGGTTCGGGCGTGTGCTCAACCACCGTCCACCTGCTCTCCGGTGGCTCCGGTGACCTCCCGGACGATCCGGGCCGCCTGTTGCGGGTACATCCACGCCAGGTTCTGGAGCGGATCGCGTCCGGCCGCCTCCAGCGCCCGGGCGGCATCCTCCCCGGCCCGGGCCCGGATCCGGGCATCGTGGGCAGGTAGCGCCGCGCGTTGCAGCTCCCGCCACACGTGCAGCGAGTGGTCACGGCCCAGGTCGCCCGTATCGACGCCCCAGCCGCATATGCAACTGCCGATGTCACGGCGCTGGTGGGCGATGAGCACCTTGACCGCGGGCAGATCGGCGTCGGTGAACGGCTGCTCAGGCATCTTCGTGCCTCCAGGTGTCGCACCCACCCGACGCTGGCCGGGCGTGGGCGTCGTGGCCGGGTCGGAGCTGGCAGGGTGGACCGTAGCCCGGGTATGGCTCCCCGCAGCACGGCTCACCATCGGCGGCGTACAGGCTGCGGCGGAGCTTGCCGGCGGCGGTGAGCGCGTCCAGCACCGCCACGGCCTGCTCCTCGCTCATGTCGTCGTACCGGCCGTCGGCGATCGCGAACCGGACCAGCTCCACGGTGGCGGGGTCGTAGCGGTCAACCGGCATCGGGCACCGCCAGACGTTGCGCCACCCGCTCCAAGACGGCGGCGAAGCGGCCTGGTTCGGGGTCCCAGCCAGCCGTGGTCGAGTCGAACCCGGCGGCAGCATCCGCCAGATCGGCGAGGGCGTGCCAGTCGGCGGCTTGGCTGTCCGCATAGCCTGCGAGCAGCTCGCTGGCGCGGTGGCCGGTGCGGCGGCGGTTCCTGGCAGCATCTCGCTCCCACCTGTCGGCGCGCTGCCGGTAGGTGTTCGCGAGTTGTATCACCGAATCAGCCGGCATCGGGCACCTCCCCGTCCTCCAGCATGGGTAGGCCGAGCCGGCGGGCCTCGGCAAGCCGATCGAGCGTGCGGTACATCGGCTGGAGTCCGCCCAGCAGCCACAGCACGGCCCGCTCCTTGGCGTGGTACCGGTTCCATAGCGCGTCGATCTCGGCCTGTGGGGCTTGTCGGTTGTAGGCCGCCTCGATCTGGTCCAGGATCCGCTGGACGGAGGTGGCGGCGGAGGGCTCAGCCGGCATCGTCGGCCTCCCCGCGCCGGGCGGCCGCCTTCACGAGCACCTCCAGCTCATCGATGCACACATGGCTGTCGTCGCCGAGCAGCGACCAGGTGATCAGGTCACCCGGGTCGATCAGGATGGCGAACCGTTCGTCCGGCTCCCAGTCGCAGCCCGTGCCGGCGTGGTTGTCCAGGTAGACCACGCCGTCCGTGGTCAGCGCGGTGATGGCCCACTCGTCGGCCTGCTCGGCGAGCACCACGCCGACCTGCCAGCCTTCGACCGGTGGTGGCGCAGCGGCCAGCGCCCGCTCGGCGCCGTCGATCAGCGCCGGGTCGGCCTGCACGCTGTCCCATGCGTCCGGGGTGTTGACCTCGGAGCTGGCCTCCGCGCAGCCGGCCACGATGAGCGCGGCGAGCGCGAGCAGCAGTACGTTCCGTCTACGCATTGTCGGCCTCCCTTCTCGGTAGCCGGGGGTTGCGCATCGGCTCGGTGGTGATCCACTGCTCGGGCACGTCGGCCGGCTCCGGACGGACGGCCTCAGCGAAGCAGCCACAGCGGTGGTTGCCGCCGTGGCCGGTCGGCCGTACGCATGTGTGCTCCCGCCGCAGCGCTCAGCCATGCTCGGGCTCCTCTCCGCCGGCTGGGGCCGGCTCCGGGTTGCCGGGGCTCGCCCCGCAATCGCAGGTACTACGACCGGGATGCTGACGGCCGTCGCACATCGGGTCGTGCCGGGGATTCCAGGCATCGCCCGTCTGCGACTGGCCATCAGAGCGTCGCGGTGTCGGCTCCGGGTTGCCGGGGACGGGACGCTCGCCGGCGCGGATCTGCGCCTCCAGGTCGCGCACCAGATCTGCCGCCGGGTGGTGATGGGTCGCCGCCAACTGGGTGCCAGCCATGGCCAGCGCGTCGGCGGCGGCGTGCCGGTCCCGGGCCTCCATGTCCCCGGCGGCCCGCTCCCACATCTCGGCGTCCCGGCGGGCGGTGGCCAGCTCGGTGGTCAGCTCGTCATGGTAAGCAGCCCACTGGCGGGCCAGGCTCCGCCGCACCTCGGCCAGCTCCTCCCGGGTGCGGACCAGCTCGGCGGCCTCCCGGTCCCACCCAGCCCCGGCGGCGGCGACGGCCCCGCGGGCGGTGGCCAGCTCGGCGCGGAGCCGCTCCACCTCGCCCTGCACCTCGGCGCCAGCTTCGAGCAAGCTCTCGTTCCACTCACGCAGTCGGTTCCGTTCGGCGGTCATCTCGGCCAGCTCGGCGCGCACCCTCTCCACCTCGGCGGTCTGCTCCTGGTTGGCCCGGACAGCGCCGGCCAGCGCCTCCCGGTGGGTGCCGGCCAGTGGCACCAGGTCCGCGTCAGGCACATCCTGGCCGGCGTCCAGGGCGGCACGCAGCCGCCCAGTCACCTCGGCCACCTCGGCGCGGGCGGCGTTCAGGTCACCGAGGGCATCAGCCAGCTCCCGGCGTGCGGTCTCACGCTCGGCGGTGATCAGGTTGACGGCGTCGAGAAACCCGGACGCTTGGCTGTCCAGCTTGGCACGGGCCGCGTTGTGCTCGATCAGCGCATCGTGGAGCTGGGTGCTGCGGATGTCGAACGCTACGGCGAATCGGTCCAGGTCGGCGAGCAGGGCCTTCAGTTGGGCCAAGTCGTCGGCGTCGAGTCGGATCGGCTTGTCAGCACGGACGGCTGCGGCGATCTGTTGGAAGCCGAGCAGAATGGCCTCCCGGTCCCACCCGGGGCCGCCGGCCGGGGGCGGGTTGGGGGTCGGGGCGGTCGCCTCGGCCTGGGTCACCACCGGTACGCCGGTGTGGTCGTTGGCGCGCGGATTGTGCACGTCGCCGGAGTGCGGGTTCTCAACGTGGTGGGCATGGCGGAGACCGACCGGGTAGCCGTGGTCGTGCATGGCGTAGAAGTCGCGCGGCTCGGGCGGGGTTGGGGCTGGCGGCTCCGGGGTGTCGGCGTCGAGTCGGGCGCAGATCGGGTCCCGGTACTGGTCACCGGCGTCGTTCTCGCCGCAGGCGCAGTTTGGCGAGGCGTGCCGTCCACCGTCGGGCTCATGCTCAACTTCTGGCCGGCCGCAGTACGTGCCGTCCGTCCCGTCGCTACGGTGGGTGCACTCGTCGTCGTCAGGATGCCCGGCGACCGGGACGAATGAGTGCTTGGCCGGCAGCGCGGTGACCGGCTGGGCCCACGGGGTCAGCGCGCCGGACTCGATCTGGTCCGCCAGCTCCGCCACCCAATCGCTGGCATCGGACTGTCGCGCGACTTGGCGGCTGAGCCACCGCAGCGCGGCGACCCACTCCCGGCGGCGGGACGCGTCCGGGTCGGCCTCGGTGATGCCGTGCAACAGGTTGTCGGCCGCCCACGGGGCCGGGCATTCCAGCCGTGAGCAGGTGACATGCCCGGCCTCGGCCAGGAACAGCGAGCTGCCCCGGCAGGCAGGGCAACGGCCGGCGACGTGCGGGAAGCCGGCGCCGACACCGTGGGATGCCGTGGTCGGCTGCGGCTTGGGCTGGTCCAGCGGCACGCTCGGCGGTGGTGACTGGTGGATGGTCATCGGGTCTCCTTGGTGGTCGGTAGCTGCTCGCACGCCACGCCGCGCACATCCTCGGTCAGGGTGCGGCGGATACGAGCGGCCAGGCACTCCACGTGTAGCTGCCAGCAGAGGTGGTCGTGCAGCTCCTCGTAGTACGGCGGCACATGCTCCAGGTCGGCGAGCACGGCGGCGATGCGCTGGCTGGCGACGGTCGCGGCCCGCTCCCGGTCGGGCAACTCGGCGGGTGGTGGCTGGTGGGTGGTCATCGGGTGGCCCCCAATGCGCGAATCGCGGCAGCGATCAGGCGGTTTCCAGCCCCGGTGTCGGCGTCCTCGCAGTAGCCATGATCGTCCGCGACGTACCGTATGTAACCGGCCCGGCCGAGCGAGTCGTACAGCTCGTACTCCCAGCCGGAGTTGCCGAATGGGCGCTTGCCCGAGAAGCCCTCGCCGCTGTCCCACAGCGCAGCCAGCAGCTTCACGAGGTAGTCACGGATGGTGTCGGCGCCGGCGTCGTTGGGCGGCATCGGCGTGTCGAGCACCTGTTGCGGGGTCGGGTCGGTGGTGGTCATCAGGTCTCGGTCCTATCGGCGGTGTCCGGGCTGAGCCCGGGAACGGGTGCAGGGTTAACCGGCTCCCACGTCCAGTGCAAGCCGGACTGCCGGGCACGGTAGCGCCCGGGCCGAGTTGGCGGCCCGGGCAAGCTGTTGCAATACCGGTGAAGGTCGCAGTCGAGCAGCGCATCATCCAGCCGCTCCCGCAGCGGATGCCGCACGGTGAACTCGGACTCGCCGAAATCCACGATGTGCTGGGTCTCCCGGTCGTCGAGAAGCTCGTCTACGGCTGTCGGGCGCGGGCAGTTCGCGAAGGAGCAGGTGATGCACCCCTGGGCGCTGAAGAGGGTCCGGCCACAGCCCATCGGGCAGTAGCCGACGATCCGGCTCGGGTCGGTGGTGGTCATTCGCAGATCGGTGGGGAAGCGCGGCAACGGACCGCTGACCGGTGGTCCCTGGTAGCCCTGGCTAGGCTGTCGCATCCTGGTCATCCTCTCGGGTGGTGGTGGGGTCCGGGAAGTCGGCGGCGAACCAGGCCGGGTCTGCGCGCATCGCCTGCTCGACCGACGGCGGGTACGGGGTCCCGCAGATCGCGGCCTCGGCGATCGCCAGCTCCACCTTCGCC